GTGTGCCCCCTATACTCTGGGGAAGGTAGCGAACGGGGGCACCAGTTCGCCGCCCTCCCTAGAGCATAAGTAAATAAAGTCGTATCGACTAAACGATGTCAAGCCAAATTGCGCCAGTAGCGGCGGCGATCTGTTTCTGGTCCCACTGTTCGGTATGCTGCAAGATGCTGGCTTTGCGCTCTTTTGACGGGTAAGAATCAACACTGCCCTCGCCGCCACCCGGTGCCCAGGTGAACGTCTTCAAAGAAGAAACGCTCATCATGTCAGCGCCAGGAGCTACGATACACAGCAGCGCGTCGTCATCCATGATGGGTGCCAGGCTTGCGGTTTGTCCGGTGTTCGCGGAGTTGTACAAAGCGCGGGATACACCCAGCGTTTGCACATCAAGCACGGCCGCCAGCAGGGACCGCATGTTGTCGGCCGTTCCTGTCTGGGTGTACTGAACTAATGCCTTTACTTCAGCATTGACGCGCAGCGCATCGTAAACAATCTCGCCAACAAACAGGGCGTTTGCTTCGCGGCCGGTCAATTGGCGGATGGTCCGCTTGGC